CATGCCGAGCCTGGAAACCCAACGCTATTCGTGCCGTGCCGGTTTAGTGGGTCCAAGAGCTACGAGGAAATCAAAAAGGGAGGAAAAAGTGAGCGGTAAACGAATCAAGCAACTACGCCGAGAGTTTAAACAGCAGATCGGCAGAGCGCCAATGACAGACGTTAGGCCATTCGGTGACGGCAAGGCGACCGTCATGGTCGGTAACGAGTTCCGAATGTACCGCAGGGCCGGGCAGAGGATCGCGAAAGGATTCACCAAGTGAAGAAATGGATAGTCACAATCTCGGGCCGATGCACCGTATGCGTGCAAGCGGATAACGCCAAAGAAGCCATGAAAAAAGCGGAAATCGGGGAGGACACCGACAGTTACGAGATAATCGAGTGGTCACTTGAGGAAGCGGAGGAAGCGGAGGAAGCGGAGCCTAACGATGAATAACCACCACGCCGACGCTCTCCTACCGCTCTTGCAGCAGCAAGGATTCGAGGTCAAGGTGCTGGGCTGGGACCACTGGGACCTACCGGCTGATGTCGAGTACCGCCCCGACACCGGAGACGTGTACTTCTCGACGGTTCGATCCAGCTATCGCCTCAAGGGAAACCCTGCCCGCGTTGCCGCGCAACTGGCAGTTCTCATCCAGCGCGAGATTGACACGCAGCGCAGGGGAAAGCAAAGAAAGGTGGTGGCCGCATGAAGGATTACGAATTATCTAAAGAATGGCAGCCGATTGACTCACTGCCGACTACCGCAGAACGGGTATTGGTATATGACCCTAAGCGAGATATGGCATACATTACCAACTCAAGTTGGCCGCTAGGGAAAACTACCATAACTCACTGGATGCCGCTTCCTGATCCGCCAGAGGCCGCATGAGCGTCAGGGTAAAGCGTTGCGGCGTTCTGATGCTGTCCTGTATGCTGGCGGTATTCAGCGGAGCCTTGCTGGTCTGGAGTCTGCAATAGCGTGACCCGCACCGAGCACATTGCGCTATGCCAACGCTATGCGTTAGCTTGCGATCATGCTAGCATGGATAATGCCCTGACGGATATCGACCGGCGCGGCGCAATATTGGGATGGGCAGACTGGATGGCAATGAAGCAAATACTTGAAGAAGAACAGGCGCTAGATTACGAGTCGTTTCTAGCGTCTAAACAGCAACTATCCGGCATGTATGGCTTCTCTCCGCTGTGGATGCCGGATTTCCTATTCGACTTCCAGCGAGACTTGGTAGATTGGGCGTGCCGCAAGGGACGGGCCGCGATATTCGCAGACTGCGGCCTAGGAAAGACCGCTATGCAGCTTGTCTGGGCGCAGAACGTGGTCCAGAAAGAGAATCTTCCGGTGCTAATCCTTACGCCTATTGCGGTAGGCGTACAGACCGTCCAAGAAGCTAAGAAGTTCGGTATCAAATGTGTGCGCTCATCGGATGGAAAGATACCGTCTTCAGCATCTATCGTGGTCACAAACTACGAGCGCTTACACCACTTCGACCCCGAGCACTTCGCAGGTGTCGTATGCGACGAATCGAGCATACTTAAATCCCTAGAGGGTGTCACCCGGTCCCGCGTTACCGAGTTCATGCGTACCCGAAAATACCGGCTACTATGCACCGCCACCGCCGCTCCAAATGACTATATAGAGCTTGGTACGTCCTCAGAAGCGCTTGGAGAGCTTGGGTCTATCGACATGATGCAGCGCTTCTTTAAGAACGACCAGAACACCGTTAAGCCTATGCGCTATACGGGATTCGGTGCGCCTCGCCAGTCGCCTGACACCCATACAGATAAGTGGCGATTTAAGGGCCACGCTGAGGTCCCTTTCTGGCGCTGGGTATGTTCTTGGGCGCGGGCTTGCCGAAAGCCGTCAGATCTTGGCTACTCAGACGCTAAATTCGTACTACCGGAGCTGATCGAGCGTCAGCACTTGGTAGAATCTAACACCCTGGCCGATGGAATGCTTTTCGCTATCCCCGCAGTGGGACTTATCGAGCAGAGAGACGAGCGCCGCCGCACCATCACGGAAAGATGCGAGAAGGCAGCGGAACTGGCCGTACAGCGCGATTGCTCACTAATCTGGTGCCATTTAAACCCGGAGGGAGACCTTATCGAGAAGCTCATCCGGGGATGTATCCAGGTTTCCGGTAAGGACTCAGACGAAGAGAAAGAGGAGAAATTTTCGGCCTTCACTTCCGGCCAAGCGACCCACATGGTCACCAAGCAAAAGATAGGCGGGTGGGGGATGAACTGGCAGCACTGTAGCCATACCGTCAGCTTCCCTAGCCATTCCTTCGAGCAGTACTACCAGGGTATCCGCCGCTGCTGGCGATTCGGGCAAAAGCGACCGGTAGTTAGCGATATAGTCACCACCGAGGGTGAACAGTCAGTACTAGAAAACCTTCAACGCAAGTCTAAGGCGGCTGATGCCATGTTCACCAATCTGGCCGCGCAGATGCGAAACGCCATTAGTATTGAAAGACATAAACAATTCACCGTAAAGGAAGTTTTACCATCATGGCTGTGATCGAGCAGAAAATTACCGACCAGTACGCCATCTATAATTCTGACTGCTGCGAAGTCATGCAGTCCATGCCGTCAGAAAAGCTGGATCTTTCGATATATTCTCCTCCATTCGGAGGTCTGTATTCGTATTCTTCTGACGAGCGAGACCTATCGAACTGCCTGGATTATGACCGATTCTTTGAGCACTACTCGTTCGTGGTTCAGCAATTGGCCAGGCTGACCAGGCCGGGTCGTATGACCGCCGTTCATTGCATGGATGTGCCAAGCGGGAACTGCGGGACTGACCATCTAATCGACTTCCCAGGAGACATCATCCGGCTGCACGCCAAGCATGGATGGAACTACATCGCCCGCTACTCGATATGGAAAGAGCCTCTGGCCGTCCGTAATCGAACGATGGCCAAGAATCTAGCGCATAAGACCATCGTAGAGGACTCGTCTCGCTGTAGCGTGGCCAGCGCCGACTACTTGCTAGTTTTCCGACGCAAGGGTGAAAATAAGGTCCCGATTAAACACCCGGTAGGCATGTTGAAGTATGCCGGTAGCCGCAAGATGCCGGCTGAACTACTTCGCTATCGAGGATGGACCGGAAACCAGATCGAGAACCGATTTAGCCACTGGATCTGGAGGAACTACGCCTCCGCGTTCTGGGATGATATCCGCATTGAGAGAGTTCTGCCGTTCGAGGAAGGCCGCTCCGAGGACGACGAGAAGCACGTTCACCCATTGCAGCTTGACGTAGTAGAGCGCGTCCTAGCGCTATGGAGTAATCCCGGAGAGACCGTATTGACTCCGTTCATGGGTGTCGGCACAGAGGTTTACCAGTCGGTCCTAGATGGACGGCGGGGTATTGGGATTGAGCTTAAGCCCAGCTACTACCGGCAAGCCGTTAAAAACTTAGCCGACATTAAGCAAGAGGAGGATCAGTTGACCCTCCTACCGGCTGAAGCATGTGAAGTCTAATTCGGTGTCTGCGCTCCAAGCGTAGCGAAAGTAGACGGGCTGGATTGCGAATTGAACGTGGTTGCGATCCAGTCATTGCTACGGGCCACGTTTGAAAACTCCCATTCATCGAAGTTTCCTAGGAATCCGTTAGACCCGCCTCCGACCGCTCCGATTGAGAACGGATTAGCAGGGCTGAACGTCGTGAACGTGCTGGCGAACGTAGAGCTTACCTGCGCTCCGTCTAGGAAAAACTTCTGGGCTGGGCCAGTGGTGGTCCAGGTATAGGCTAGGTGGTGCCAAGTTCCGGTGCTGATGGTAAACGTAGAGAACGGCTCAGTAACTCGGTTATCGACACCGCCCGCTTGCCATCCGTTGAATACTAGAGTCGGACCTGGATTGTAGGAAAGCATGTACGTGAAATTGTTGGTTCCGTCCGCTTCTCCTCCGGTGTTCCAGGTTGCCGACTGCGCGACGGTCGAAAACACCCAGTTTTCAATCGTGCCAGAGGTGTTGGCGAATACCGCGTTAGAGACCCGTATCTCAGCCACGTTGCTACCCATATTGGCCGCGCCAGCGATTTGGCCGCTTAGGATACCCGTCACGAATGTAGACGGTACCACGGTCCCGACGCGGGCGTTAACAGTCGAGTCTGGCGTGGTAGAAGGCGTCGTTCCCAGTGCGTTCAAATGGTAGACGCCGGTGAAGTTCGAATCCCAGACCCCGACCGCATTAGACTGATCCGTAGCTATTGCGTTGTTGTTGTAGCAAACGAAGTACGTCGTATTGACCGTATGCGATAGCGTGGTGGCCTTAAACCAGGCTACCCATTCCCCGGTCGTGACGTTATAGCGCTCCGTCTCGAATGGCACAATGGTAGCGCAAGCCGAATCTGAAGTGATCACCAAATCAAACCCCTGCGGCTGTAGCACGTTCCCTCCGTGGTCCGCCGTTGCTAGCGTCGGGTCCGTCACGCTTACCAGTACCGGGAAATTAGCCTGATCGGTATTCGGGACCTTGGTATGGTCGATGACGAATGATCGTTTGAAGTTGAAATGGTTCACGAGCGGTATGGGGTTGATGGCGTACCTAGCTCCGGTCGTGAATATCGTGGTGGTGGCGCTATGGGACGCTCCAGCGGCCTTAACGATGATAGGCTGGTTCGCTAGTGGTACCGGGCTGGACGCAAGCGTTATAGCCCCAGTGGCCGAGTTTATCGAGGCGCTAGGCGGGCCATTCACGATGCTCCAAACTGGAGAAGTGGCGTCCGGGTCGCCCGTATACCAATCGATGACGTACATTGGGCCGTTGGTGGATCCAGGAGAGATGGTAGTCTGCTGTTCGGTGTCAATCTCCCAGTGGGCCGCCGTCGCGTCTGGGATCACCTGCATTAGGTTTAGGCTGCTAATCTTGTTTCCGTATCCGGCTGGATGGGTTGCCGGATTTCCGGTATAGAAAGGAGCTAGATCATTCGCGATTGGTCGGTCGTAAATTCGTAGTACGTCACCTCCGGCAGATCCATTTATCGCGGCAGGGCAAAAAATATCATCTGGATTTAAAACTAGGAATTTCTCTGCATTCTCTATGAAATGCTGGT